CTGCATGGACGACAGAGACATATACTCAAGGTCTACAGTGCCATTAGCCGTTAGATGAAAGCGTATGGTCTGGATCCAATCGGTAGGAATACCAGTAAACTGACCATCAATGGTAGTCTCTGCCCTCTTCTCCATCCTCCAGTGCCTTACCTCATTACTGATAGAAGACTCTGCCAGTGCAATAAAGTCTGGGATGTTAGCCGCCAGATCATCACGGTTTAACCAACCAGCGATAGAAGTCTGCAGCTCTGCGTATGTTGAAATAGCCATTAAATTTCCTTTAAGTTATGGGCCATTATACCCTAAAGTATTTAGTTGTATCTATTACTAGATAATAAGCCAGCAACAGTTAAATCTTTTTCCAAAACATCACGGGTTTTCCAAGGCGCATTATTTATTCGTTCATCCATTGTCATATCAAGACGCTTTTGGACATTGCGAGCCTCTACTTCTCCTGCTAGATTTTTATAAGCCTCGACTCTTTCATCTGGACTATTAACTAACCTTTTAGCGTGGGCATTTATATCTTCAATAGAAACGTCTTTATTGGCAGGGTTATTTTTTAATCTCTCCACCATTCTAGCCATTAACTGTTTAAATTGACCAGACTGAAAAGGCCCAATAGCACTTCCGCCTCTTGCAAAGTCTTCTTGCTCTTGTACATAATGCTGTCTCTCATGAGCCATAACACTTCTAGCTTCAGGGTTATTTGCCTTTAACAATGCGTTACCTGTGGCTTGGTCAAAGCTACCTTTAACGCTAGGATTAAACCCAATAGTGTTTTTGTATGTGATTTCTGCTACGTCACTATCAGGGTATGCGGAACTAAATTGTGGGTGTATATTCACATTGCCAGATAAAAACTTACCCTTTGTTATGTCGTTCATTTCCTCATAAATATTTTTAATAGATTCCGCTTGGTATTGGCTTGGGCTTCCCTTGTAGTCTACAAGTTCTGTGAAAAAATCTAAATCTTTATCGGAAGCATTACGCATCATATTTAACTGCGAAGATAAACTATCAGGTATACCGCCTATAGAGCTATTTAACGAAGTAGGTTCAACATATTGATACCCTTCGTCACTTATCTCTTGCTTCCAGTGACCATCAACATCTTTATAGGTGGGTGAGTTTAACTTACCTGTAGCTGCCCATATTTCATCACGGGTAGCGCCTTTACTGGACATGGTTTTAGCCAACTCTAGCGCCTGCTTATTAAACGTCTTAGCCATTTGCCCTATAAATGTGGCTTTACCGCCACCTGTAGCTATATCAATTAGGTCTAGCTCTGGTGATACATTAAGCAAGCCTTGCGCTTCTGGGTTCTGCTGGTAATAAGGTACAGGGTCGTTTACACGCTGCATGAAGGTAGCTTCTGCTGCCTGCATTTGATCTAACAGCCCTTGCTTACCTATGCTAAGGTCTGGCCTATCTGCAAGCAATCCAGATCCAATAGAACCAGCAGCCTCATATCGCCTCTGCTGATCCATGTAGCTATCCAACAAACCTAGCTTGCTCATTAACCTAACCCTATATATGACATAAATTGATCTAATAGCCCTTGGCTGGGCTTACCATCTTTAAATGTACGTGCATAATTACGCATGGCATCTGAGGTAGATTGCATTCGTTTCGCAACGCCAGAGCCAGACGCTACAGCTTCCGTGAACTCATCATTGTTTAGGAACTCATCTGCAGCAGCATCCCAGTTACCAGAGTTAATCAACTTTAATGTTTTAGGGCTACCACTTAGGCCACCCCTATAGGTTGAGTCAAACAGTCTAAGGCTCAAGTCTCTAGGTAAGTTGTCATACTCTGGAACTATCTGGCGTGTTTTGTCTTCAAAGATACCAACGACTTTATCAAGGGGCATACGCAAGTAACGGCCTGTCTGACCAAACCCACTTGTTAGCACATCTTTAGTGTCCAGATATGGAGAGGCAGAGTAACCTTCTAAGCCAGCAATATGTGCTTCAGCATCAGTAAGTTCTCTGCCTAACAAATCCTTAGCCTTAGCAAGAGCTTGCTTGCCATGAAACTGAGTACCCAGTAATGACACTTAGTAGCCGCGTGGCTTAGATGCTGGCTTTTTAACTTTCTTCTTCTTCATGCTATCACCTCCATTGATTAATGATTAATTATAACACGTTTATGCGATACCTTTAATACCCCTTATCAAAGGCCCCTTATGCTTCTTGTTAGCCCTTCCTAGATCACCTGACGTAAACGCCTGCGCCATCTGTCTAAGCGCGTCAGCGGCCTCTGAGTGTCCCTCAGACTTATCTGGAGTAGATAGCCACCGCTTATCGCTGTTAGACCACTTACGCCTGTAGGATTTAAGATGATCTAGTCCTTTACTGCAGTTGGTTTCGTGAAAGTATAGATACTCAAACATATCACCTGTTTGCTGGATACCCCATAAGATTGACTCAATACGAGGAACGATGCGCCAATTGCAAGAAGGCATTAGCTGTTTAAGCATTTGCTTTGGCGACTTGTTATCTAGCATTCCTTGGCGTTTATGATCAGCATCATGTGGCAGATAGCACGTATCAAAGACCAGATCTAAATCCTTTAGCCATTTAATAACGTGGGAATATGGCTCGTTCCAAGCCTGATAGAAGTGTATACAACGATACTCAAGGCCAACAGCTTGCACCACCCACACCGCACAACCATCACTCGCCCCAATATCAAAGAATGCCATACAAGGCTGTGATCTTATAATAGGTACGTTACAGATCCTACCATCTTCCTTAGCCTGATTGATCTCACGAAGCCAGTATGCGCCCTCTGGATACTCTAAGAAGTCACCCTCCCAGATATGCCCATAAGTGTCTGGCCTACGCTCAAAGTCTTCTAGCCTCTCCTGCTCTAGTACGCTAGGAAACCAAGGGTTATCTGTGTGATTTAACGCCACAATCTTACTATTGGCTGGTGGGTTTAGCCTGTAGCGTTCATGCGTTGCAGAGTCCTTTGACTCAGGGTTCCACGTTACCCACACCTCTGAGCTATCTTCCCGCACTGTGGGGATTAGCTTACGCCATGCAGATTCACTAACGGTTTCACCTTCATCTACCCACGCTAGTAGCAAACGGGCCTTAGACTTGATGCTATCTAGGTTGTGACGCAAGCCAGCAAATACATAAGTGATGCGACCATCTTTAGATCTAATGTATCTTTCACCGATCTCATAGTAATTCTCTAACCAAGGCACTGAGCGTATAGCAGACTTAACCTCCTCTAAAGAAGATTCTTCCAGCGAGTTTAAATGCTCACGCCCACATAGTATCTGGCCTGAGATACCTGAACTGCCAAATTTATATCCCCATACAGCAGTCATCAAAGCAAAGCTGCGCGTCTTACCCGATCCGCGTCCACCAAAACTACCACGGTATCGAGCCTCCCCTTCAAACACTGGTACCAACTTAGGAGGTAGTTCTATGTCTGCCTTAGACACTACAGATCACCAAACTCTTTAGCCACTAATTGAATTACGGTAGGTGCAGCCATAGAGCCATCACTACTGGTTTGATCCACCTGTGACTTCTCTGACAGCCCATGCTTACCCATTAGCAGCTTAACTAGGTTAGCATTCATATCGCCACCTAGACCGCCATCCATAGCCACGACAAACTGCATTTGTTTAACATTGGCTAATATATCCTTAAACTCTTTGTTTTCTTCAGCCCATCGGTAAAGCGTAGTGTCAGCTATGTCTAAATATAAGCACATATCTTGATGGCTGGGTATCAACCGCTCATACTCTAATAAGTATCTATTAGCTTTCTCTAATAAAGCAGGTGTGTACTTCGTTGGCCTAGCCATGTTCTTATCCTTTATGAAGTGTCCACCCTATGGCAGACCTAACTCAATAGTTAACTATAACACTATTACCCGATCATTTCCATGTATTCTGATAATGTCATACCTAGCTCTTTGGCTGCTTTTATGTCAGCAACCCCTGTCCTAGCCTTTTGTGATGCAATAGCTTGGTCATTAATCATCTTGGCATTACGACTGACAATATCTTTAGCCTCACTCTTGGTGTAATATTTTACCTTGTATTTTTCCTGCCTCATTACAATATGCCGTTAACAAACCATACCCAACATACTATCCCAATAACGATACCTAAGCAACTAACTGCTCTGGTGACTACACACTGCCTGTGTGCAATCTTGTGTACTATCTTAGTAGGTTTTAAGTCAAAGTTATTATTCATTGTCGTTGCTCCTTATTAGAATGGGTTTTTCTCATGTGCCATCTCTTGTACAAAGTCTGGGTGATCGTTACCAATTGCGATTAACTGGTCTTCTGTTAGCGCGTTACCGTTACCGTCTTCGGCATACACGATGTAAGCGTCTACAAAGTCTGGATAATCAGCCATTGAAACGCCATCAACTTCTATGTGCGTTAGTGTTGAAAGGTTCATAGTTGCTCCTATGGGGCCGTAGCCCCGTTATTGTTATGCTAACTCTACGTTAAATGCTAAATGAATAATTTCACCAATACCAGCACTTCTTAACCAGTTGCTAGAAATTGATTTATTATTAAAAGTTAGATCTTCATCAGTTGCTCCGTTTGTTGGCTCATTTTTAGCAAAGTAAACATTTGCGACTGCCTTGTAAGCGCCTGCTTTTTTCATAACAATTTCTGAGCCGTCCTTCATAACCATAACTGTTAAAAATTTCTTGCCTACAGGTGTAGAAACAAACTTAGCGATGTTGTTATAGAAGTGCATAATTTATTACCTTTTATTTATTTGTTTATTTACTTAACTTGCAACTATTATATAACACTTATGTTAATGGTACAACACTTTTGATAATTTATTTTCAGGGTTTCCGAATTACCCTGAACTTATATGCTGGGTCATTGCAGCATGGCGATTAGTAGCTAACTTGTACCTACGATAGTCAGCCAATGATTGATCCCGCCCCCCACGCTTGTCTGCCTCGTAGATCATCATGATTACCTTATCAGTCTCTATGGTGGCTCTCTGCTCACGACTAGGGCCAGATGGCCTACTAGAGTCTGGTGGGAATAGCTCACTAACACTCACACCTGCAGCCTCACAAACATCCATAGCGTTAGCACCACACGCAAAGCAATTGATTAGCACTTTACCATCTGACAGCTCCTTGATGCCCATGCTGGCAGACTTATCACCATGTACAGGGCATAGGGCTACCCACTTGTTAGCCCCGTTAGTCTTAACACCTTCCAGCATTGTTAGAATAGCTTCTACGCTCATGCTACCTTGCTCCTTTTAGCGTACCTTAT